TTCCAGCCACACGCGACCCGAGGTCGTACGGAGCAGGACGTAGAGCTTGCTCTCGATGAACCAGAAGTCGTAGATGTCGGTGACGCCAGCGAACTCCCAGCGCGACCACGAGGACTGAACCTTGCTGCGGTCTTGGTAGAAGTATTTGTAGACGTACAACCCGCCGCCACCCTCGTCGGTCTGGATGATCACGACGTCCTCATGGGTAGAGGCTCGCATCCTGATCACCTCGCCACGGAGGTACTGCGGAACGTTCCCCGTGATGTCCTCGGCTTTACCAAGGTCACTTGCGGGGTCGATGGTGTACTCGCGGATCATGGAGAACTGACCGCGCTTCACCGGGAAGTAGACGTTGTCGCCGTTCACCACCGGCCTGCACCGGGATGACATGCTGTACGCCGTCGAGGGCTTGATGTTGACAGTCTTGTAGGTCAGCGTGTCGTTGCCAGCCAGCATTGCCTGGGACTGGTCGGAGAACAGGATCAGCCTGTCGGCAAACCCTACAGCGGAGCGCAGCACGGACACGTCGGTCTCCGAAGAGGCCACGTCGATCGGGTCGTCGTCCATGGTGGTCGTAGCTGTCGTCTTCCAGAAGTCGAATGGCCCGCCTGCCCTACCGAGTATGGAGTTCTCATCGGACAGGAAACCCAACCGGTTCTTGAACCAGAAGATGTCATTGATCGGTGACCCGACAAACGACGGGCTCGGGCTGGTCACTTCGTCACCGCACTTGCGGCGCTCCCAGTTCACAGGGCCAAAGGTGAATGACCCATCAGCCTGACGAACGAGGGCGTGTGGCATGGTTTCAGCATCGAAGGCCAGACGACTGCCTGGCTTTGCACATTCGACCCAGCGTCCACCAGTGATACCTGCGGTGCTGTCGTTGGCCGTGAAGCGGACATAGTAATCGTCGTAGGCCGTCGTGACGGAACCCTTGACCTTCACAGCGACACCCGGATGCCCGAAGGCTGGGAGATCGGTGAAGTCCTGCGTCTCGTACTGGATCGCCTTCATGGCATGGCCGTTGTAGCCATCTTCCACGGTGACCGTGAACGGGCTGGCCGAGGACAGGTAGATGACGCCCTTGCCTGCCACGATGGTCATAGCGCCAGCGAGGGTAGTCGTCAGGTTCTTGTCGGTGGCCTTGTAGGTCCACGCGACGGTGCCGTTGACCGTATTGCCGAGGTTCTGGGTCTCGCCTGTCGCCAGACGCCGAGCGATGTACGCGGTATCCACGCCGGGGCTTTGGGCACCAGAGGTCCCGTCAGGCGTCGAGTAGCTGGCCTTGAGCACACCGTCGATCGAGATCGTGTATGTCTTGCCGTAGTTGCCAGCCATCACGTAGACCATGGCCTCGTAAGGCTGCGCCGGTTCCAGCGTGTTCTCGTCCATCTTGACGGCTCGCTGGGTGTTCGTGAGGTAGGTGTAGTCGCCGATGGTGGCCGTACGATACGGGGGTTCCTTGAGGTCGCCGACGTATTGGAGATACTGGAGGCCACCGGTATAGTTTACCTGCCGCTCCTGACCGTCGAGGGTGAACACGCGGATACCGCTCTTGGACCAAAGGGTCTCGTAGCGTTCCGTGGTGTCTCGGTTGATCGGGTGGCAGTGATGCGGCTCTGACGTGAAGTCACCGACGAGCTGCGGCCCACGAATGAGCGGAGGCCTCTTGATGAGACCATCGACGATCGTGGAGTGTGCGTTGATTTGCAGGTCACCCTGAGACGCCATACGCAGGGCCATTGCCTGCTGCGATACGCCATTGATGAAGTTCGAAATGGTGCTGGAGATGCGGGCCATTATCGACGTGCGAGGAGGCCCTGCATGAACTGGCTGTCCGTCAACATGTTCGGATCAGTCGTCTCGATCTCGGCATCCATGAGGGCAGCTCTGGCCACCAGCTCGTCCTGTTCGGTAAACGAATGGACAGCGTTGTCGCCGAAGTATTGGTCTTGGTACTTCCTGGCTGCGCGGATGGTGCAGTAGTTGGCGACGTAAGGCGGAAGCTCTTCGAACGGGAAACCGAAGGTGATGTCGAGGCTGACCGACTTGGTCCAGAGGTACGTGTGATCGTCCTTGTTGTAGAGCTTGGTGCCACGCTGGACGACGTTGGTGCCGACATCCGCGCCGTCCGTGTCCACCTTCAGGGTGTTGCGGGGCAGGATGATGTAACCGGACTGATCGGGGGTGATCGTGTAGCCGGTCTCGTTGTTGAACGAGAGCCCTTGCGTCTGCACTTCAACAAGGGTCGCTCGTAGGGTATTGCGGGCTAGTGAGGCGTCTGTGATTTCGTTCTCGTCCAGCGAAGAGATCGGGCTGGATGCGGTGGTGGCGAGAATGACGTTGACAGCCTCAAGCTCCGTGAGTGGCGTTAAGCCATCAAGTGAAGACATAAGGGTTCCTTGAACGAAAAAAACCGAGGCCCCGTGAGGGACCCCGGCTGGGAGTGGATTAGAGGATCGAGAGTTCGACCGCGCCTTCGCAACGAACAGGGCCGTGGCCCATGGCGTACTTGGCAACGAACAGAGTACCCTGACGGGCGATCTGGTATTCGCTCTCGGACTTGAGATCCATCAGCTTGACCGTACCGACCGCAGAGCGGTGCGTGATCAGACCAGCAGTCTTCGAGAAGTCACCAAGGTACTTGCCCGTGGTGATGTTGGTGTTCGGCAGGTTGGCAGTCTTGACCGGGAGGATTTCCGCGATCATGGCAACCGTGCCGTTTGCGTACGAACCTTCGCCACCCCAGTCCTTGTTGATGACCTTGGTCGTCTTGACGAGGGCGTAATACTGCGCCGGTTTCATGTACGAGTAACGCTCGGTGGCCGGAATGAACTTGTCATCCAGAAGAGCAGCGGCGTCGAAGTGGGCGTCGGCGAATGCCTGAGCATCCGTCAGGAAGTTGGCGTTAACCAGCTTGCCACCACCGGGGAGACCGGTAACGCGAGCGGACTGACGAGAAGCGAGGACGCCGTTGATGGCGACGTTGCGGTCGAATGCCTGGGCGAGTTCTTCACCCATCTGGTTGGTAAATTCGCCACGAACGTCAACGTGCAGCTTGGCCTCTTCGATGTTCGCGATGAACGTCGAGGTGAGGAGCAGATCGTCGATGGTGATGACGACTTCGTTGACCGGGATGCTACCGCCGAGGACTTCAGTGCCCGGAGTATGGTAGGCGGCGTTGGCCGAGCGGCCGGTTGCGTAGAAGGAGGCCGACTTGCCGTTGGCAATGGTGCGGACCTGATGCTTGTCTACAAACTGCGACGTGCGCGTGAATGCAGTGATGATTTCGCCAGTGGCGACCTTGAGGAACAGTGCATCAGATGCGCCTGCGCCGTTAGCCTGACCCAACGGAGATACGATAGCGTTAGCCATTTTGGTAGTTTCCTTACGATGTTCTGAGGTTTGCGCGGACCTAAGAGCAACACGGAAGGTTCATTGAGATTATCCTTGCACCATCCCCCTCAAGGGAAAGTATTCGGGTCACAAGTCGTCTTTCTGTGAGACACTTGGTTCCAGTAGTCACCGCCTAAAAAGGACAGTGTGACTTGCTCGAACGTTCGTAAGATTGGACGGGGAGCGGGATTTGATACCCGATCTCTGGGAGCGACCCAGTGTTTTACTTAAACTAACCCCCGGTAGGGTATACCGCTCAGGCATGTCTTGCGACAGAGGCCCGAGGCTTACGTATTAGTTCATCTGGGAGACCAGAGATTGCGCCATGACATTTGCCATGTAGCTGTTTGGATGTGTGCCGTCCGCTGTCGGAACAGGCGGTGCTGGCCATATGAGACTGTCGCGAGCCGTCATGGCTGCGTCGGCTGCGTCGATGATCTGACTGACGTTGGCAGGCTTTGCACGGATGACCCCGTTGATCGGGACCAATGCGGCCATGTTGCCGTCCGTCTTGCCCGACTGGTTCACCGTGGTGGCGTAGGCGTCGGTAGATGCGGAACGAGGCGTCAGGGTTGTCTGGTAAATACGCTTGCCACCAAAGAGACCGTAGATTGTCTGCTGGTCGGCGAGGATTTGGGCCTGCGTCCTTGATAGACGGAGGTCGTTGATCCCGTGTTCGCAGATGACATCGGTCAGAGGCAGGAGGGCCAGGAACGGGGTCACAAGGCTCAATGCCGTAACGAACTCGGTAGCCTGCTGTCCCGGCTTGGTGATCTTGACGTAGGGATAGCCATGCACGTCTAGCGCACGAGCAATCCAGCCAGAGCCACGCTTTGCACCGACGCCCGTGATATCTCCTTCACCGAAGGCAATACTGTCACCGACGATTCCGTAGCTGCGAGCGCCATTAACGGCAATGTCACCTACCATCGCTGTCGCACCAAACGTGGTGACAACCGAGGTGGCGCTGATGGTTCCAGAGTTTCCAAGGTCGGAAGCGGAGTTACCGTCAGGTACGCCCACAGCCTGCGAGGATGCTGGCAACTGCTGGCAAGGGAAGGTCGAGTTTGCCGTGAGGTTGACGGTACGTTCCCAGAACTCGGCACCTGCCGGAATGGTGAGGTTGATCGGATCTGAGATCACGTTGCTCGCGGAGATCGTCACCGTGGGCTGACCACCCCACAGAACCTGCGTGAAGACGCCTGCGGGGTATTCGATGTAGCGTTTGATAGTACGGGTCGAGGCGAGCTGCGGCTGATTGCCAACGATGGCGAAGTTGCAGTCGATGGTCTTGAAGTTCGAAACCGCCCCGTCTGGATGGGCAAAGTGAGAGCGCCTTGACGTGTAGTTAATCGGCAACGAGGCCGTCATCGTAGGCACTTGGAAGCGGTTGGCGATAATACCCACTGTCTTCGGTGGCCCGGACAGGCTTGTGCCGCTCAAGAGAACGCTCCGAAGAACGCTCTGAATGGCGGGGGTAAGTATGGCCATTACCTAAACAGGTCCGCCAATACGGTGCCCGAGCTGTAGACGGTCGTGGTCAGACGGTAATACCATGCTGATCCGCTGACGCCGGACTTCTGGAGCGGTGCGGTGATGTCTTCGACGCTGAGCCAAGTGGCGTTGTCTTTGGAACGCTGAAGGGTGACCGTGGCGACGAAGGTGCCTGAAACGGAGACGTCGAACATCTCACCGGCCTGCATCAGGATGCCTGGGGTGGATGCGTTGAGAGAGCTGATATCCATTTCTTACTTCTTTGCTGCTAGAGCTGCACGGACCTTGGGAGCGTTAGCTCGACGAGCGGCAGCCGTGGAAATCGCTGAGCCCTTCTTGGCGTACCAGACGCCTTCCGGCTTCGGACCCTGCTGATCGCCTGCTGGCTTTGCGGGGGCCTTTGCTGTGGCCTGAGAGACCGAGGCTTTCTGGGCGGCAGTCAACGGCGCACCAGCGTCACCCATGGTCTTCGCTGCTTCAGCCGGGGTTTTCATCGGTGCCTTTGCGGGCACGTTGGCGAGCTTGGCTGCTGCACGGGCGATCGGAGAACCGGCTCTGGCGATACCGACAGGCTTGGCTGGCTGAGGACCCTGCTGGGGCTTCGGCGCTGCTGCGACTGCTGGCTTGCCCTTGGCCGATGCGCTGTCCACGGCCTTCTGGAGCTTATCGCTCGGGGGACCGGAGGTGGCGCTATGGGACGATGGGGACTTGTTTGGATCAGATTTGGGCTTCAGCTTCGTCGTGTAGGACTTGCCGTTCCACTGGAATGTCTTCTTGCCCGAAGCACGAGCGGCGCGGAATGCTTTCGAAAATTCAGCCATGGGTTCCACCAAGGTTATCGTAGAACTGGATGAGGCGATGGCCGCATGCCGTCTTCGTGGTTTCGGATTTCTTGAGCAGACCTATGAGAGTTATGGTCTGCCGTTTGGTCAGCGGTCCCTGCGCCGGTCGCGGTACTTCTTGATCGAAGCAAATGCGTAGGTCTGCAGGTAATTCAGGGTAGACAGGAGGTAGCTGCTTAACGCCAAAGCTGGCGCAGCTTGTCAGTGTCAGCGCCAGTAAGGCACTCACGATCAGCGTCTTGAAGCGCGTCAACATAGGCGTTCAGTCCATCAATGTCGGTGTTGAGTTGGGACAGCCTTGCGGCTTGTGTTTGTGCGAGTACGGTGTCGGCGGCGCGGGATTGCGTCTCCAGCTTCCGGTACAACTCGACTTGGGCCAGTTTGTCTTGGACAACGGCGAGTTCTGCTTTGTGGGCACTATCGAGGCGACCCTTGCCGTAGATGATCCCGACAACAGCGAGGACAGCGAGGAGAGTTGCCAGCCATTTATAGACAGTCGTCATTGGGGGTACGGTTCCGGTGATTGGGTGTTGGAAAGGAGTTGCCGATAGTCCATGTGTCCAATCGTGGTGTAAGCCGTGAACATCGCGGGGATGAGAACGGTGATGCCTACTGCCGCCGTCTCAAGCTTGAGCGCGATGGTGGCGAATAGGGCAATCCACGAAAGGACCATGGCGACACCCAACCAGAGCTTCGAAGTCTTTCTGGTCGAGTGTTTGCGTGTCACTTCGGGTACTGCTTGAACGGCAGTTGGAAGTGAGGTCCGTCTTTGAAGGTCTTCCAATCTCCGCCCCATTCGACTGGGACTTTCTCGAGCTTGGCAGCTTCCTTCACGATAGGAGCGAATTTGTTGTAGACCGCCCAGTCCCAAGATGCCTTGCCGCCCACGACGGGGACAAGATCGACTGCTTTGGCTAGGCCATCAGCGCCGGGGATATGGCGGGAGTTCATGGTGGAGGAGACACCTTTGGCGACGTTCAGCTTCTGCTGGGCAACCGAGCGCGTGCCTTCCATGACCGTGAAGTCGATGGAAGACATCTGAGCAGCTCTTTTGACCACGCGAACGAGGTCAGGATGCACAGCCTTCAGCTTCTCGACGCTTGAGGCGCTGAGAGTGACAGGCATGTTTTTCCTTAGATGGAGGAGCGGGATAGCTTGGCAGCTACCTCTGCGGTGTATTTGGCGTCCTTGGTGCCGTAGCGCTTGTCGGACATTGCGGCTGTGACTTCGGCCCACGACGTAAAGACGTCATTGCTTACTCGGGCTGGCTTGCCGCCGAGGAGCTTGGGTTCGACGCCGTTCGCTGCTTCGTACTGAGCACGGAGCTTGGAGACACCAGCGGTTGCCTTGGTGACATCGTTGTCAGCCAGGGCGGCATTGTATTCGTCGATCGACTTGGCATCGAGACCGGTGGAAGCCCAGACGAGCATGGCATTGAGGTTGTCCTCACCACCGGCAGCGTCATGCAGCTTCAGGGTCGCGAGTTCGGACTGCGCCTGCTGACCTCGGATGTAAGCATCTACCATGTCGCGGTCGTAGCCCATCTCTTCGGCCATGGAGTAGTCTTCGTCGGAGAGCTGGCCTTCCTGTTCGGCGAAGCGATCGGTCAGGTACTCGACGACCTCGGTGGCCGAAAGTTCCTCAACGTCGTCCTCGGTGACCTCTTGGTCCTCGGGGAGTTCTTCTTCTTCGGCAGGAGTTTCTTCTTCGCCTTCTACCGGTAGCTCTTCGGCAGCCGGGGTCTCTTCGGTCTCACCGGCACCGAGCTTGCGCTCCAGTTCCTGATAAGCCTTGAGAAGGTCTTCGGTGGAATTGAACTTACCAGCGAGCTTCGTGGGTTCCTGAGCGGAATCACGGGCAGCGATGGCTTCTTCGGTTGTCGTCGGGGCCTTCTCGGCCTCGGCTGTGAGAGCGGCGAGCGCCTCGTCCTCGGAAGGAGTTGACGCTGCGCCTACGGTTACGCTGTCCATTACGACGGCACGTACATGGTGCCACTCTGGAGCATGACGGCTCCTTCGGGCAGAGCGGATTCCTTGGCCTTGGCCTTGGTGGCCTTGGGGGCCTTCGGGGTTTCTACGGTCTCAATGACCTCAGTTTCTTCGCTCATTATGTTCCTTGTGCTTGTGCTTGTTCGGCGTCTGCCGCTTGCTGTTGGGCATCACGCATTCCGCCACCCATCTGGGCTACGGCGTTCGGTGCTGCGGCGAGTGCCAGTTGGCGATCATGTTCCTGCTGAGCTTCCGCTGCAATCTCTTCGTCGGTGAGCACGAGGCCACCAGTGTCGATTGCGAGGGCTGCCCCACGGCGCTTGAAGTATTCGCCGGGAGAGATGCGCTGCTTGACGATCTCGGGACCGAATAGCTGGGCGGCACCTTGGACGAAGGTATCGAGGTTCGTCAGGTCGTTACCGCGCCCGAGGGCATCCAGACCGGTCACGATGGACGTGCTGGAGATTTCCTTTGGTAGCGGGGGTACCTTGCGAACGGATTCCATGCGCTGACCGTAAAGCTTGGCGACAGGCATCTGGAGTTCTTCGGAGAGTAGCGAGTAGATGCCACCGAGGCCTTGATCGAGTTCACCGGCCATGAACCGGATTTCCTCTGCGGTCACTCGATCCCCGTTGCGCTGGACGGCGCTGTTGAGAAGGAAGCCGAAGGAGATGCGTTCGGTCAGGGCAGCGATGAGGCGTTCGGCAACGCTGAAGTCAGCCGCCTTCTCCATCTGGAGACAGGTGACGTGTTCCTTCGAACCTTGGACGAACCCACCATTCTCGGCCTTGGCGAGCTTGGCTGCGGATGTCGTGGAGTTGGCTGCGATGAGCCAGATGACCTTTGCGGCCTGCATGGTGCCATCACGGATTGCTCCGGTCAGGGCATTGAGGGACGTAAGGTCGCCTACGTATTCATCGACGAAGGCCCGACCGTAGTCTTCACCTTCGAGGTATGTGAGGCGAATTGGCAGCCATGGCATCTTGTCGACCGGATACTCACCAGAGTAACCACCGGCAATGATCTGGTCCTCGACCTCCTGCGTGATGACGTACTTGGAGGCGTCTTCATTCAGGCTGATCTTGGTATAGACTTCGATCTTGGCTTCACGAGCTGCTGCAGCATCGGCAACCGGGAGGGCTGCACGGACTTCAGGCGGGAGAGCTGTCTTGGCGATCTCTTCCTTGACTACGATGTCGAGGATGTTGCCTGACGGGTCACGCTGGACGACATAGGACGACAGGCGAAACCCACGGGGTCTGCCCTTCTTCGGGATGTAGAGGAGATAGTTGCCGGAAACTAGAAGCTGACGGCATGCCTCGAAGCTGATCGGTCGGAACATGGAACTGTTCATCTCGGCGATGACAGCACGTTCACGGGCACTCAGGGAACGTTCGACTTCACCGCGCTTCCCATCGGTCTTCATAAGAGCCTGAAGAGCGAGGTCGTCGATCTGGTACTTGAAGAATGGGGAGTTTACGGGGAACAGGGCGAGCTGCAGTTTGGATGCAAGGTGGCGGATACCACGGGCACCGAGGGACTGGTTGGTGTCGTCCAGATCGGACGCAGCACTGACGCCGTTCTTCGGGAATAGATAAGGCACCGTGAGCTTGGCGTTGCGCTCGGCTCGGGTGATGTACGGATTACGATCCTGGGACAGGCTGTCGTATAGGGCTTTGGCTTTGATAGTCTCGACGACGTCAGCCATTAGATCGGTACGTTAACGCCAATCTGGGGACGGCTGGTCGGTCGGGAGGTCAGCGAATTGACCAAGGACTTCTTGCCTTTGCGCTTCGCCAGTGCGGCTGCATTATCTGCGTCGGTGCCGCTGGTACCAATCTCGTTTAAGACCGGTGCCAACGGTGAATCTACCGGCGGGGGTGCTGCCTGTACTGGGTCAGCCTTTTCAATCTTAGGCTTCTTTGGTGGACACATGGCTTTCTTCCTGGGCAGCAAGAGCCGCCTCTAGGAACGAGACGATCTCTCGTCGTCCATGCAGGGCACCTGTGGCCCTTTCGCTGAGGGTTAGTAGATTGTCTGGGATTTCATTGGGGAATAGCTTCTGAAGCCATTCGACCACATCACGGGGTACATAGGGAGCATCGTCCATCACGTTACCTTCATAGTGCTAGGGGGCAACCTATTGCCTCCACCCTCAAGGTAATCTCGAGAGTGGATACAATAAGCCGTCGATAGCGGCACGGAGTTTGCCGATACCTTCGTCGTTGTGGATGATGTGATCGCAGTGAACGTCATGGACGCCCTCTTCCGATACGTGGTCAGAACTACCGCGTCGGGTGATCGCAGGCTTGAGCTTGATCAAGTCCCCTTCCTTCATCTGGATAGCGATGGCCTCGTTCTGGAACCGGCAATCATCCGTGACCACCGGCCCCTCGACCTTATCCACCTTGGAGAACCATGCGTTGGTCCAGAGGTTAGCTCCGATCAACTCACGTCCCCATTCGGTTCCGAGGGTCTGCATGGCATAGCGCGGGGTCTTGCCGCACAGGTAGGTACAGGGCTCCTCCTTCAGATCACCTTCGATCTTCCGGTCGATCTCGTCGTCGTTCAGACCGCAGGCACGATAGAAACCCGAGAGCATGGCTTTCAGCGGACCAGCGAACTTCACCGGAGTGAAGCCGTGGCCATAGGCGAGGTACTTGGCAGCCTCGGATTTACCGGAGCCAGCGGGGCCTGTCAGTGCGAGGACTTTGGTTGCCAGAGGATAGCTTCCTTCTTCTTGAAGTCGTAGTCGGTGTAATGGAGGATGCGGGCGCAACGGGCCTGCGTTAGGGCGTACTCTTCGTCGAGGGATTTGTTGGCGTAGGCACCAACGATTGCTGGCCACCACTCTTCCTCGTTCTCGATGTCGAGCTTGGCGAGGAGATTACCAGCGGACACCGGACCCATACCGGGGCAACCGGGGTATCCGTCAGTCGTATCGCCGGTCAGCGTCTGCATGAGCCAGTTGTACCTGGCTGTCGGCTCGTCGATCTCCAGCCAATTTCCGCCGTGATAGAGGTTGCCGGGGATCGTCTTCAAGTCCTTGTCGGCTGAGACGATGATCTTCTCGCCTTCGATCAGTGAAGGGTGCGTCGCGAGGATACCCAGCGTGTCATCAGCCTCGATGCCCTCTTTGAGTTTAGCTCCATGGTCAGAGATAAGCCACCTCTTAACCTCACCAACACCAAGAGGTTTCCGGCCTCGTCCACCTTTATAGGTTGGAAATATTCGGTGCCTGAAGGTAGTTCCGCGTGAAATGCAAAGGACTGCATCGGTTGCCTCCAGCTCTCTTTTGAATTGCTCAACGGTATTGAGGAGCGTGTTCTTCACTTCCTTGAGGTCGATCGAATAGAACCATTCGTCGTCCTCGCCTTCCATTTCGCGCATACCGGCAGCACAGCCGGATACGATAAGGATGTCTGTGTCAATGAGAAGGGTACGCTTCAAGCGCGAACCCTCCGCTTCTCCGGTGCCTTGCCGGGGCTTTCGTCAGCATCGGTTGCGCGAAAGTGGGCTCGGCGATGGGACGGGTACATGAACTCGAACATGGCGTAGTTGGCCACGTCCATGAGCCACTCGGTGTTACCGGTGACGGCGTACTTGGTCAGACGCATCTGGATCGCCTCGACAAAGTCTGCCTTGTTCGCCACAGCATTTGCTACTGGGCCGTACTTGTGGAAGCTGACGGCGACCCTGTCTTTCATGCCTTCAACGAAAGCTGGATCGAACTCAGTCTTGGGTAGAACGCTCAAGCGTAGATGCTCCTGATGCCGTAGGTGTTGGTGAGGTTTTCTTCCATCGCCGCTTCGTCAGCCTTCGATAACGGTGGAGGCGTGGAGGGTACGAAGGGTACGTATTGCGTCGTCTTGGTGCAGCTTGAACCACTCCGTTTTACCGACGCGATACGAAGCCAGCAGGCGATGTATAGCTTGCTCACCCAAGCGACGATCAAATGTTTCTTCGATGTGTGCATACGTATATCTCCGGTGCGGGTCAGATGTGTTGTAGACAGACAGCCGCTCTTTCGGGCGACAAGTCTTTCCAATCTTGCAGATGTTCGGGTAGAGTGGGTGGACGAGTACATAAAGATACTCGCCCTTCAGTGACGTCATTAGTGGGTTTCGCCCCAGTTCTTGCCCTTGTCGAAGTTACCCTTCAGAGGGCAGCGGAAGTTCAGAGCTTCACCAGCCAGACGGATTGCCTCGGTGGCCAAGAAGCCCACGCGATCGGCGATGTCGGGGTTGGTGCTGATCTGCCATTCGTCATGGATGTTACCGACGAACTCGTAGTGCTGACCGGGGACGAACCCTTCGGCCTGGAGGAGTGCGTCGAGGATGACGAGACCCTTCTTCATGATGATCGCACCAGCGGACTGCAGGAGCGTGTTGAGCGAAGAGTGAGCCGAACGGACAGGTACGAAGCGACCGTCGATACCCTTGAGCTTACCGTCGAGAGCGCGAGCCTTGCATGCGTCCACCAGCTTCTTGAGTGCCGGGAAGGCCTTCATCAGCTTGACGCGAGCAGCTCTGCCAGCGCCTGCCACCTTCTGGTCGGAGCCTCTGACACCGAGAACAGACCCGAGGTTCAAGTCGCCGGAACCGTAGAGCATGGCGTAAATCCACGTCTTCGCGGTGTCACGGTCACAGCCGAGCGCCTTAGCGTTCAGCGTATGCATGTCCGTGCCGTCTTCCTTCTTCCCCTCAAGGATGGTCTTGATGTACGCGCCGTTGTCCCAAGCGGCCATGTAGCCAGCGAGGCAGCGCAGTTCGAGCGCGTCGGCGTCACAGCCTACGAGAACCTGACCCTTGTTCGCGGTGAACAGGGCGCGGCATTCGTGGCCCCAACGGATCTTGCCTGACGGAACCTGAGCCATGTTCGGCTTCGAGTGCGTCATGCGGGACGTCACGGTGCCCATGGTGTTGACGCGACCGTGGATGCGTCCGTCCCTGACAGCCTTGAGCCAAGCTTCCTTGCCCTCGGACAACATGCCGGTGAGCTTGTCGATCTGGAGGTACTCGGTCAGCAAAGCCGCTGCCGGATACTTCAGGCCACTCAGGACTTCATCGTCCACCTTCGCCTGACCATCGGGGGTGAACAGCGTAGGCTGCCAGCCGTAGAGGGTCTTCAGTCGGTTCGCGATGTCCTGACGAGATGAAGGGTTGAACGGCTTCATCTTGATCTTCGTGTAGGGCGCATCCTCGTGATACGTCTCCTGCACCGGACCCACGTAAGGCGTCAGCTCCTTGCCGGTCTTGTCGGAGAACCTGCGCTTGGTGATGGTGACATCGAGATCGGTACGCTTGACCGTCCGGTCGGCCTTCGGTGTCATGACGCCGTCGAAACGGAACCATGGTGCGAAGATGCCAGCCAGCTTGTCTTCGATCTCAGTCTGGGCACCGCGCAGTTTGCCGTACAACTCGTAGGCTGCCTGCTCGTCGAAAGCCCAACCGTGGGCTTCCTGCCTGCTGATGATCCTCTGGACGTCGTGCTCTAGCTGGATGCTCTGGTCGGAAAAGTTCTTCTTCTGCAACTTCTGCAACAGTGCATAGGTTACCTCAACGTCTTGCTCGCAATAGTCCTGCATCTCTACAGACCACTTGCCCCAGACGTGGAGTGTCATGAGCGAACCCTTAAGGCCCAACTCGCGAGCCTCGGCTTCCTTCTGCTTACCGTAGTCGCCCTTCCAGAGACCGAGGCGGTAGCCCCAGCTTTCGAGGCTGTGACGGCCGTTCATCTGTCCCGGTATCCACTTGCCACCGGTCTTCTCGCACTTCTCAGCTTGCCGGAAGTCGGCGTCTCGCATGTCTGGGTAGATCGTGCGCGACATGATGACGGTATCGAGAACCAAACCCTCTGGCTTGAACCAAGGGTAAAGCTTCTGGATAGCCGGGATGTCGAAGCCTTGAATGTTGTGACCGGCGATGCGCTTGGCTCGCATGAGGAGCTTGACGCCCTCGATCACAGGAAGTGCGCC